TTTGGTGTTCTGGGTCGTTAGCTAAATTGTATTTATTGTATACTCGCATCATACGTTCTTTAAAGATCTCTCTATTCTTTTGAGCACATTCTTTTCTGCCACATAGTCTAGCATATTTGTGTGTTTTTGGATTCCAAGGGGTTCTTCGTTTACATATGACACAGACTGTATGTTTATCATGTGTTAAGTCATAATAATATTGATCAGATGGGATTCCTTCAGGAATCATATCAGAATGAGAACGTTCAATATGATCATATACCGCATCTTTACTCACGTAATTCTTACGACAAATTGGACATTTACATTTTCTAATAGTATTGAGTTTCAAGGTGTCACCTACTTTACATAATTTTAGTTATATTACTAATCAGTCGTATAATAAGTGGATAGTATGTACGAATACACACTATCCACGAGTTGATATAGGAGACTATTAGTTATATGTATATTCTTAATGGATAGTTTTTGCCGTTAACAATTACTATAGCCTTGACAAGTAAGTAGGAAGGATTGAGTTTTTTTGTTCCACTCCGAATAACAATCATTACATACAAAAACACATTCATACTAGTACAATCCTTCCTACTTAATTTTATTTTGATGTATATATTATAATACCGATACATCAGATTATATACATAAGGAGGACAATATGATGGAACTAAAACCAGAAGTCCACATCATCACATTAGATGAAGCCACCTTATATAATACAATAGCATCATATAAAGAATCCCATGAACTACTACATTTATTCACAGATGATAAAGTACGTATAGTTCATGGGATTACACTGCATAAATATGATGGTATGTTATATCATGTGGCACATGATGACGTGACTAACCAATCACGATATCGTCTAATTGGTCCCATCGATCAACCAGACGAATCAATTATTTTTAAATTTGCTCAAATTATACTCGAGTATAATGAAGAAGAGTATGTCATTAGAGATGATTTCAAAGTAACTTCTATCTTTTATAAGAACGGTAAACGTAATGAAATCATTCACACCAATCCACAACGATATCGAATTCGTGATGATTATGTGGTAGCCTATAATCGCTGCCATGGGTATTATTACAAAGATTTATGCGTGTGGAAAGACGGTAATTTTATTGGATTAGATGTGGGTAGACTCTTGAAGTTTACGAATATCATTCGCATTGAAGATGTAATCGCTATTGGGACAACGGATAGTATTCGAATGAATGAACACTATAAGGATCCAACAAACGTATTGAGTGAATTGGTATCTACTCAAGCATTTTATGTAAAAAATAAGCTAGGGTACATTGAATTTAAGCTTAGGTATGAGAATGTGAAAATAGAAGATATTCTATTCACCATTGATGATACAGCCACAAATTCAATCATTGGTACGACACCGAATCGTGTACTATTACAAACCTTCAATATCGATTACTCTATGGTAGATATTGCCGTTCATGAACTTATGAACAATCGAGAGATACGTATCTATCCAGGTAATCTTCATTATAGTAATGATGAAGTTACCTTTACAATTAAATCAGAAAGTGATAGTTTTGGTTATATATTGATACTGGAAACGGTCGATATAGACTGTGTTCGCATATCTATATATAAACGAGGTGAAGGTCGTATCTATACAACCACAACTCGAAACCATAACTACAAGGATGAATTAGTACAACTACTCAACGTATAATAAAAAATTACTAGAAAACAACTCCTTAATGGAGTTATGACCATTATGTATACTATATATAAAACAGTATAGTAATATTTTAACGTAAATAACGTTGTACAACACATTTTTCCTTTAAAGGAGGACTTACAATGTCTGATGTAAAAGAATTATCTTTAGAAGAACTATTGGCATTAGAAGCTGATCTAGTTTCCGATGAAGATGTTGAAGCTACATTGGAAGCTGACGCTGCTGAAGATGGCACTGAAGTAGAAGACGCTCCTGAAGTTGAAACAGAAGATGTAAACCCAGAAGATATCCCATCTGATGACGAAGATGCTGAAGATGACGATGAAGAAGAAGACGACGATGACGATGATGAAGTCGAAGAATCTACTTTCGCCGCTCTTTTCTTGAATGAGTTTGCAACTCCAGATGAAATCCAAGCTATGGCTGAATCCTATGATGAAATGGCTGCATTGTCTGAAAACATGGGTGTAGCTATGGAAAAAGTAATTGTGAAGATGGATAAAAAATCCCGTTTGACACACTTACAAAAAGCGGCTGTATTCAAATTAGCTAATGCTGCTAACGATCCTAAATATCGCAAATTGTTGACTTTGTGGAAACAAGAACGTCAAATCGAAGCATACTTGAGCAAAAAATATGCTTCTAAAGCATCTAAGATCGCTAAAGCTAAAATCAAAAACTATACTGCAACTGGTCTTAAGAAAGTTGCTGGTGACCCTAAAAAAGAAGTTGGCAAAGGTAAAATTGCTGACAAAGTGGCTGCTCGTGCAGTTGAACAAACTAAAAAATCCTTCTCTAACAAATAATAGAAGGTCTCAAGATGGTATACCGTTTGGTATACCATCTTCTTTTACCCTGTTAGTAGTCTATAATAGTCGTATGAACGATGTATTATAGGGTATTATATATTTTATTTCATTTTTCATGAAAAGGAGAACAATATCATGGAATTTTTAACAACACTTGACCCTATTCGCGTACTTAGTTATGTAGCCATCCTTGGCGTAATCGTTGTCATTGGATTTGATATTTATGGTCGAATCCAAGCAAACAAAAAACGTAAAGAACGCGAACTTAGACGTGCCGAATTACGAGAAGAACGACTAGCAGAACGTCGTCGGCAAGAAATTCGTGACCAACATGAATGGGAAGAACGTATTCAAGAAAATCGTCGTAAAACATTGGATACAGCCCGATTGTCACGGTATAGTATGATTAATCGACGTCGATAGGAGGAGATGTATGGATATAATCGATCTCTTTACTACTAAAAAACGTCGAATCATTCAAGTCAAAGAACTTGAAAAAATGATTGAAGAAAAAGGATTACCTGAAGCATATGCATTAATGACACATCGTCAGCGTAAAACCATTCGGTTACATATAACGAGCCAATGGTTCTTTACCGATATTATGCAACCAGATAATCCAGCATTACCTGAATTTAGGAATAGTAGTTACTTTGCTAACCCAACAGAAATGGAGCCTATGTTTATACGGTTTCTCCAAACTCATTATGGGTTAACAGATAAAGATTCTACGTTTATTCAGGAAACCTTTTTGGAATTCATTCCAAAATACATTGACATATTATACACCAGTCATCTAGGAGATTTATTATTGTACTAGAGAGGGTGTTGATATGGATGTACAACAAGGGCGAAGTCGTAGACGTATAGGACGCTTTGGAGAGTTTATCTTCGAATTTGTTATCTTACCGACTAATGACAAGTTTAGTTCAAAACCAGGTCCTTCACTAGAAGGACTTAGTAATACTCGTATCATGGAATCAAACTCAACACACACTGGATTTGTTTCTATGTCTCTTCGATCAAATCGAGGGTATGACCCCAATGGACGAGTGACTATACCGAATCGACTCATTCATCGGTTTATGAAAGTATTCAAAGCGATGGAAAAAGCATTTGATCGTGATGATATATTCTTTACCGATGATGAAGGGAAATTAGCAATTGATACAACTGTAGCGAATCAATTAGCTATTACAATTCCTTTAGTCGATTCAAAACAATTAAAAATTAAGCACGAACTTATATATGCTGATGACAGTGATAAACCATATGAAGGTGTAATTATTTATCTAAATCGTCATGCTACCTACGGGTATATGACATATGATGAGTTATGTGCTTGTATTTATAATATGGATAAGGTTGATTACTTTGTATATACCGAATTGATGGTGATGGAACAACTAGAACGAGCCTTATTACGCGAACGGTCCAATGAATCCATTGGACAAATGATGGACTTAGGTTCTAGGATAGATAAAATACAGGCAATCAACAAATCAGGTGAAAATAAGGAGTAGTGTAATGGTAGAAAAAGACACAATCAATCTCACAAAAGAGAAAATGTATATAAGTATCAATGATACACTATATACAGTACTTCCCTATATAGAGGGTGAACGGCTAGAAAAGGGTGTAGGCTATATCTATAAAGATAAGGTCTACATCTATGATGGCAAGATGAACAAGCATAAATACATCGAAGCAGGTCATGCCTATAAGGACGATGATGGTAAAGTTCATTTTGTTAAACCTGAAGGTGTGGAGCATGATGTAGATAATGTTGTGATGGTTAATAAGCAAGCCATGAATGAAATGGATGATGCTGACTTAAAAACATTTGACCCTCGATTAGCTGAGTTGAATGAAAGTAATATCTTTGCTCCAACCATTAACCCAGAAGATGATATTCTAAAACGGGCTATTAAGACCGTATTGGGGGAAATGAAAATTGATCTTCGTTTATACAAAGATCGATTCCGTAATGAATATGACATCACTAACATGAAGTCTGCTATCAATAAACCATCCAATATGACCATTAAGTATTTGGTCAAATGGTGTGAAATATTGAACCTAGATTTATCAGTGAATGTTAAGTTCAAAGATGCTAATGGGGAAGATGCTGAAATCAGTGTAAACCTCAAATAATCAAATATATATTATCATGGTAATAATAGACGTATAGCATATTCGCTATACGTCTTATCTTTTTCAATTAAGGAGGAAATGAAAATGAAAAAGTTATTTATTAAAGCAGCTGCTGTTGCAGCAATGTTAGTGTCCATGTCTACTGTTGGTTTTGCGTCTTATAATACAGAGGCATATGACCATGCATATTGGGGTCAATATTTTGATCCTAATTCTATGGTGACAATGCTCACTAAAACTGAGTATCTACCTAGATACCAGGTCACCAATTACTATTATACGTATGCTGATGGAACGGTATGTCTAGTACAAGTCGACCGTGCCGGTATCGTGCATAATATTTTAGTTGAATAGGAGGGATTTAAAAATGAAAAAGGTATTTGTTAAAGCCACTGTTGTTGCAACTATGTTGGTTTCAATGTCTGGTATTGGATTCGCATATGATTCATATAGACCATATCACTATGACCACGCCACAGTAGGTCAAAAGTTTAACCGTTTTGAAATGGTTACTGAATACGTCGGTGGTCATTATCTACGTGATGAGCAAGCCAACGTGTATAGTTTCAGATATGCCGATGGCACTATGTGTCATGTTGTTGCTGGTCGCGATGGTATCGTAAAACGCATTTACGTAACTAAACCATAATATCTCATAAAACATACTGATATCAGAGTTTTATGAGATAGGAAAAGAAGAACTTCGGTTCTTCTTTTTTTCGTATATATGGAGGACATATGAGACGAATTATAAAGTATGCAACCTATTGTGAGGTTGAAGATTATGAACTCGGAGAATGTCCCAAATTAGAAGGGATGTTATCCAAATATAACAAACTTTATTATCGTAGAGAAGCTGTTGCTATGGACTACGATGAAGAGAGTAGTACACTAACGATTCCAGCAGGTATGAATCTAAAATATATTTCCTATTTATTAGGACGACCTGTTGATGATAATACCATTACAAATACATACGACCCAGTATCTATTAAGTTAACTGGCTTCCCTAGAAGTGAATTACAGAACGATTTAATTAAGTTCTTAATTGGGTTAGACCAATATCAATTCAATGGTAATATGACCCAATTAGTTGGTAATGCAGAAACTGGGGAAGGTAAAACATTCTGTGCTATTGCCGCTATATCGTTCTTATCCATGAAAACGATTATTATCGTAAATCGTAAAAACATTGTTAAGAATTGGATTGATTCTATCGATACGTATACTGATTTGGATAGACGTAGAATCTGTGAACTGAATACACGAATGATTGAAAAGATTATGGATGATCCATCCATTGTTAAAAAATATCGTGTATTTGTCACAACACATAGAACGATCGCATCGAATGCCGCTAAATATGGATGGAACTGGATTCGATGTCTATTTGCCAATCTTAGAGTGGGGTTGAAGATCTATGATGAAGCTCACATGGAGTTTCATAATATGATGATGATTGATTTTCATTCAAACGTAAGACGAACCTTCTATTTAACGGCTAATATGGAACGGTCGTCATATGATGAAAACTCAATCTTCCAAAAATGCTTTAAAGCAGTGCCACGGTTTGATCAGGTCAAACTTGGTTATACAGATTCTAAGAAACATATCACCATGTTTGTGAATCGGTATAATAGCCATCCATCAGTACAAGAAATCAGTGCCTGTAAGAATGTGCAAGGATTTAATAAGAATGCATATTCGGACTATCAAGTTACCTCAGACACACAATTCTTTGAGATCCTAGATCAATATGTTCGTAGAATGACAGTTGAGAAGGGTTTCCGTACACTTATACTCGTATCTAAAATCACGTCATGTGAGGCTGTTAAAGAGTTCTTTGCATCAATCTACCCAGGTTTATCAATAGGGGTGTATAATTCCAGTATTGATAAACATGAGAAGCAACGAGTGTTGGATGAAGACCAATTAATCGTATCTACATCAGCATCACTAGGGTTCAGTGAAACCATCGCTAATTTACGATTAGTAATTAACTGTGAAGCATTCCGTTCGAAAATCACTGGTAACCAAGCATCAGGTCGTCTTAGACGATTAGGTGATGATATTATGTGCTACTATGTTGAATTAGTGGATACAGGGTTTGCTTCTATTCGTGCTCAGTTTAAAGAACGTGAGTCACGGTATAAGAAGCAATTTAAAGAGATAATCTATATTAAGTAAGAAGTATATATTATTACTATAGATTATAGAAAGATGGTGATGACTATTCGTATGGATCGAATCCGATTAGAGAATTTTGCTCTAATCAAATCAGGAATGGGATTGGATGAAATTGATATTGATTTTACTAAGTCTAAATATACCGTTAGTTTAATTATTGGTAATAATGGGACTGGTAAAACGGCACTATTATCTAATTTCCACCCATTCCCCTATCTAGGGGCACTAGAAGCCCGAGAAGATGCTGATATTATCATACCCGATATGGACGGACATAAAGAAGTCTGGTATTCCAAAGGAGATGATCATTATTATATTGAACATATCTACTTAGCCCCAACGGGAAAACGAACAACCCGTCAGGTTAAGTGTTATATTCAAAAGAATGGTAAAGAGCTTAATGAACCTGGTACCGTTAAAACATTTAACGAGATCGTTGAGTCTGAGTTCCAAATTGAACCCAACTTTTTAAAGTTGATTCGATTAGGACCGAATGTACAAAACTTCATTAAGCTATCATTTACTGATAGAAAGTTCTTCATTAGTAAACTTCTATCTGAGGTAGAAGATTACATGAAGGATTATAAGCAAGCTAAAGAACAAGCTAAGTTCTTAGCTAATGCGTTAAAACTAGCCGTATCTAAACGTGATAAACTCAATATCAGTGATATCAGTATTTTAGATACTGGGATTGCACGTAAGGAAGAGATGATTAAATCTCGATATGATGATAAGGAATCATTAACCAAACGGTTTTATGAATATAAAGGTTCCATTAATTTGGATAGTATGGAAACATTACAAACCTTATATGATGTGACCTTACAAAATATCGAGAATCTCAAAGATACCATTAAGAATTTAGATAAACCAAAATATCTTCATGTGTCTACATCGAGTGCAACCACAGCTGAATACACGGATAAGCTGGTGAATCTGAATCTCAGTCATAGTGGTATTGTATCGCAACGTGCTATTATATTAAATGAAAAACAACGAGTGATCGATTTACTTGAAGCTGAAAATAAAAAACTAGAAGCATCAAAGGCATCTAGTGAATTAGAAGAGATTCAAGGATATGTCAAAGAGTTGACTGAAAAAATAGATACCTTTGAAAAGAGTTTCGATATTAGTCAACATGATACATCAATATCAAAAGATGTGTTTATGAGCTATGTGGATACTATCAATATCATCATCTATCAGATGAAAGATGTCTTTGAGCTACCAGAAACAGGTCTTCAATACTTTAGAGATATATATGTTGATAACATGGTACAACCGAATACAATCGATAAGATTGAGGCTAAACTTAGACGAGAAGTATCTGAATTGTTAGTACAATTGGATCGAACAGTGTCTAACACTAAACACCATCGAAAGATTGCTGACAAAATGTGTACACCTGAAGGCTGTGATATGTTTAATGAGTGTCCCTATTATCTTCATTATCACGAAGAACTAGTTCATCATTCGAAAGAAGATAAGATTAAGTTAGAATTTGATATTGATTGTCGAAATGAGGCATTAACCGTATTTAATCAGTTGAAATCGATTCAAATGCTATTGAATACAATTAAACTAGAACATCGAATGGATCATGGCTACCAAGGTATTATTGCCTCGATTATGAAACGGGATATCACTGAATTTGTTGATTATGAAGCCGTTAAATCTGAGGTTGAGTTCTTAGAATACTACGAAGAATACGTCAACCATAAAGAAAAACGTGCCGAATACGAACAACAAGCCAAGGTATTCCAATTGAGTAATCAATTAGAATCACCCGATGAGATATTATCTAATATATCTAAACTAACGATGCAACTGAGTGTATTCAATAGACAAATTGATGAACTTGATCGTAAAGAATCTGAACGATTAGAAGAGATTGAACAGACTAAAGATCTAATAGATGATTTCAGTAAATATGTCGAATATACCAATGAAGTGGAACGACTCAATACAGAGTTAACACACACTAAGGAATCACGGGACACACTGAAAGAATCTCTTAAAGATAAGATTGAATATGATGAGAAGTTGGCAGCCTACAATAAACAAGTGGAATCCATAGAGTTTGATATTAGTTCGTTAGAAGATTCTATTTATCATGATCGAGTGAAACGGACTCAATTTATTGAATTAGGTCAAGAAATTGAACAGATTAAAACTCGATATGATATCGTAGAACTTCTGAAAGAAGCGGTATCAACTAATAAAGGGATTCCATTGATTTATATCAACTCATACTTCAAATCATTACGACTCGTTGCTAATGAAATCATTAAAGATATTTATGAAAATGATTTTATATTAGAAGAGTTTGTGGTGAATGATAAGGAATTCCGCATTCCGTATCGTACAAAAGGTGTGAGTGTACGAGATATTCGGTATGCATCACAAGCAGAATCATCAGTAGCTACACTAGCTATATCCTTTGCTATGTTAGAACAGTTCGCGTATACCTATAACATTATTCTACTTGATGAAGTAGATGGTCCGATGTATAAAGGGAATAAAGAACGGTTCTTTGCGGCATTGGAAGGTATGTTATCTCGAATTCATTCGGAGCAAGCATTCATCATCACACAAAGTACGATGTTCAATGATTATCCAGTGAACTTAATTATTACGGATCCATCATATCGTTCATTGTATGAAGATAATGTGAATGTGATATTCCAACGGTAATTGATGTATATATTATAATAGAGTATAGAGGTGATTCTCTATACTCTATTATGTTAGATTAGGAGGAACTAATGGCAACAGGAATTGGAAGAAGTCCAATCAGCAAACTAGCTGATCACTTCTTAACAAAAAAGACTCGACATAAGCTATATGCTAAATGTCGAGAAAAACAACTCACAACGAATAGTGAGTTTGTAAAGAAAGTATGTGGTTCGATGATTAAGGAGTTAAACTTAGATGGAAAAAAATACTAACAATCCATTCCATATTGATATGGATAAATTAGAGTATATATTTAGTGCCACAGCGTCTGCGTTATATGGTACAACCAAAGAAGCTCAGTTATTCGTTAAACGGATGCTATTTAAAACAAGTTGTGCTCGTATTGCGGCAACCTATGAAACACGTAACTTTAATTTAGTTATGCGGGAATTAAATGTGGAAAAGAATGGATTGGGGCGTATCCTAAAGTATATTCGGTTCTTAAACCCACACATTACCGAAGGTCAAATTTTTGTCATTGAGTCTGGGTATGATGAGTATAAAAAACTCTATAAACAG